CGTTCTTTCGGGACAACTCGCCCGTTTGGTAATTGAGCCTTGTATTTTGTGATGTAATAGTAATGGTTGTAAATAGCCTGCCGATGGGTACCATAGGATTTCGCCAGCTCAGTCGCACCTACTAACCTGTAGCGTTTCAGAAATTCTTGATCGTCTCCCCAGTTTATCATTTTCCCTCCATTACTTTGAGTATCATTTCAGAAGATCTTTTGCATCCATGTTAAGTGCATCTGCCAGCCCGTTAATTGTCCTTATACTCTTGGCACGATGGATTATATACCACATCGAATGTTTGCTCCGTACAGGCTTATATAATTTCCCAAGTCCTGTTAGAGACAACTCCTGCCGTTTCATTTCTGCTTTGATTTTTCGTGTATTTATCTTCATGATGGGATTATAGGCATACAAGCAGATATAAGTCAAGATAAATTATTACTATTGCAAGTTCTTAATATTTAAGCAAATGTTAAGAAATGTGAGAGAACGTAAAGAAAAGTGTTGACACAGAAATCTATTCATGTATACTACGGGCGAAAGGAGAAAACAATGTCGAATTTATGTACCGCTTGTAATAAAAGACCTATTGAAAATCTAAAGAGAAGATTGTGTATGAAATGTTATCAGCAATTAAGAAAAAAAGGAAAGATTATACCCGGAGTGAGAGCACGCCATATCCTTCAAAAAGAAGAAAGTATAAGAGAAATGCAATTTATAAAAAGTTATTTTACGCACCAGGACTGGATTAAGGCAAATGAAACAGGAGAGCAATCATGACAGATAGGGGTTCTACCCTGGCAAATCCTTCAGAGCTACTTCAATATGAGAATGTTGGCCATAAGGGTTCCGGTCACCGGCAGGGTGGATATGTTGAGGAGGTAATTAACTTTAAACTTGGGCGGGGTAATTCCATTTCGATTTTTGCCGTCGGGAAAATCGGCGTGGTTCCCGCCTACAGGCAAGTCCAACATGTAAGGGCAGTCAGGGGGGGCTTAGTGGACCTCTCGCTTGCCACAAACAGGGTCATTCTCCCCTCCAAAGAGAAGAGGCAGTTGATATGTTGTGTAGGGGCAGGGAGATTGTAGGGGATTAACCCCACCTACAAACCCTGTCCCGGAAAGGGGAGAGAGATGCGGACATATAAAGAAAAAGCAGAATATTGGGAAAACGTACAACTTAACCGCTTTCTTGATGAAATTGATGCTCAGGACATTAAAGAAGAACAGGAAGATATTCCGTATAATGATGATTACGATGAAATTTTAGGAGAGAAATCATGAGAGAACAATTTTACAAATTGGCACGTCCTGACGGTTGGGATTTCTACACTGGCAGAACCATAAATTACAGGGATGCTGTTGGACACATTGTAAGACGAAAGGATTTTGGAAAGATTAAATTATGTTCCAACACGTGTCTTCATGCTTCCCGTGATCCCAATCAGGCGTTTATCGGCGCATCAATTCCGTGTTCTGTTTTTCATGTGGAGGGGAAACCGGTTATTGAAGATAATAATAAATGTGGGTTCAAACAGTTACGAGTATTAGAAAAACTCAATCCCGAAACAGTATTTAAGTGGCGATACAAAGAAGCGTGCAATCCTCTGAATCCATTAACTATTAACCCCCCTGAAATTACAGAAGAACACATTAAATTATTAAAAGTCTGGGCTTCGGTCTGGGATTCGGTCAGGGCTTCGGTCTGGGATTCGGTCGGGGATTCGGTCGGGGCTTCGGTCTGGGATTCGGTCGGGGCTTCGGTCTGGGATTCGGTCTGGGCTTCGGTCTGGGCTTCGGTCAGGGCTTCGGTCGGGGCTTCGGTCTGGGATTCGGTCAGGGTTTCGGTCTGGGATTCGGTCGGGGCATATATTGGTTATATTTTTCAGCCAGTTGTCCCCGGATGGGAAACATATCCATACCAATGTGCCGTTGATTTATGGAAGCAGGGTTTAATTCCCAGTTATGATGGAAAGACATGGAGATTGCACGGCGGTCAAGACGCTAAGATACTTTGGGAGCAAGAGGAGGGGAGGGAAAGATGAACTTTTTCCAGAAGTGGGTAGTTAATACTCTGAGGACTGAAGACGTAAAAGATGTCCTCGCAAAGAGGCTGAATGAACTTGAGCCGATAAAGAAAGATATCGCAATCCGGGCGTTTGTCCACAAGAGTTTTAAGGGCTATCACGCTCACAGGAATCCAAGGAGGGGAAACCATGACATTAGCAGAGACGATACAGAATGAAGAACCAGAAATCAGAAGGAGAGCTATTGAGGTAGCGTCTGAAAACGTCAGGCACAGGAAAGAACACCTGGAAGATAGAAGAGACACTATCCTGGACATCCTCTGCGGATTGCTCCTTTTCGGATTTGGTGTGTTTTCGGGAATCGCTTTGATGGGAGGGGGATAATGCGAATATCGTGTTCTGAATGCGGAGGAATCCCCGAAATGTGCGGCAGAGGGGATGAAGAAGGGCCTTGGTACGTGAGATGTACCAAGTGCGGGAGGGAAAGCCAGGCTTGGGTATATAAACGAGAGGCCTGGAATCAGTGGAAAGCAGATAACAAAAAGGAGGTAAGATGAAAGTTTATAAAAGTATAAAATATTGGTTGTTAATTGTTTATCTTAGTTTTAAGTGGATATTTAAGATTAATCTTGGAGATATTGTTATTTTCGAAGGGAAAAGATATATAGCAATACAAGGGGTATGCGATCCTTACTGGGATATAAGCAGAGGAGAGGAAATACTTACTTATGTTCATAAAAAAGATTTTGAAAAGGAAAAATCAATAAGAAACCTTTTAGGAAGTTTTAAATCTGGATACCATTTTTATATGCTGAGCTGGTTTAAAATTTGGGTTAATAGTGGTATTGAAGAATGGATGAAAGGTTGTAAAATTTGGTAGAAAGGAGGTATATAATGGAAACAATCTCAATGATTGAAGAGCTGAATGAGGCTGTGGATAGAACCCTGTCTATTTCGTATTATTATAATGAGTGGTGTATTTCCTCTTACCGGGATAAATCATTATTTAATACATGGTCTTCCATTTCTGCCCTCATTGGTGTAACAGATGAAACCTTGGAAGGAGCAATAAAGAAGGCTTACAAAATAATGAAGGAAGCGTGAGGGAGGGTTATGATGGAAAAGAACACATTTGATACATTGGCACCGATTAAATATGATGTTAATCTGGCACAAATAGCAAAACTGAAAGAGCAGTACATGTCGTTGGAAATCACCGATCTTAACGACAAGGAGCAATTTGACGCTGTTCATGCTGGTAGAATGATTATGGTGAAAGTGAGAACAACCATTGAGAAGGCACGAATAGAGCAGAAAGCAAAATCCTTGGAATATGGGCGTGCCGTTGATGCGGCGGCTGGAGTTCTTTTTGATGAGAGCACTCCGATTGAAAAACACCTACAAGCCGAAGAGAACAAGGTAATTAAGGAAAAGGAACGAATCAAAGCCGAAGAAGAACGGATTGAGAAAGAAAAGCTCCAAGCCAGAATTGAGGCCCTTGGGAAATACCAGATCATGCTTCCGTTTTTTGATATTGCCGCAATGACAGAGGAAGAATTTCAGGCGAAACTTACAGAGGCAAAGACGGCTTTTGAAGCTGAAGAAGAACGTCTGGCTAAAGAAAAAGCCGAAAGAGAAGCTGAAGAAGCCAGAATTGTCTCAGAACGTGCAGAATTAACCCGTATTCGAGAGGAACAGGAAGCCAAGGCCAAGGCACAGGAAGATAAAGAAAAGGCCCTTGTGGCTGAACGTAAGGCACTGGACGATGCCAAACAAGCAGAGGAAGAACGAAAGAACCGTGAAGCCTTTGAAAGACAGGTTGTGGAAAACGCAAAGATTCAGGCCGAAAAGGATGCGAAGGAAAAGGTTGAACGTGAGGATCGGGAAAAGAAAGAACGTGAGGAAGCGGAAAAAATAGAAGCTGCCCGGCAAGAAGCATTGAAGCCGGATCGTGAAAAGTTGATTGACTTTGCCAGACGCATTACTGAAGTTCCGGTTCCAGAAGTTGAGGATGAAATGGCAGAAAGAATAATCCATGTTGCCATTAGACAAATAATACAAGTATCAGATAACATTATAGAACAGTTGGAGGAGCTTTAAAATGACTGAAGAAATAGTTTGTGAAGTAAAGGAAACAACCCCTGCAACGGTGCTTGACTTGGCAATTGAAAAAGGAGCTTCCCTTGAACAGCTTGAGAAGTTCATGGAACTCAAGTTTAAATGGGAAGAGAGGGAAGCCAAAAAAGCCTATGTAGAAGCAATGGCAGATTTTAAGGCAAATCCCCCAGAGATTGAAAAAGACAAACACGTTAAATTTAAGGCCGGACAAGGAACGGCCGAGTATTCTCACGCTTCACTTGCAAACGTAACTAAAAAGATCAATACCGGACTAAGTGAACATGGATTGTCGGCAGCATGGGAAACTAACCAAACAAATGGAACGATAAGTGTAACCTGTAAAATTACTCATATCCTTGGACACAGTGAAGAAACTACCCTCACGGCCTCACCAGACCTATCAGGTTCAAAAAACCCCATACAGGCCATAGGTAGTGCCATTACTTATCTTCAACGCTATACACTCCTTTCTTTAACGGGATTAGCCGCAAAAGAAATTGACGATGATGGTAAAGAAGCCTTTACGGAATACATCAACGAGAAGCAACTTTCAACCATTGTTGATTTTATTGACGACAAAGCCGTTGATAAAACAAAATTCCTTGCCTATATGAAATCGGAAAGCCTTGAGACAATTCTGGAAAGTGATTATAACAAAGCGATTGCTTCATTGAAAGCTAAAAAGAAGGCAGTTCGGCAACCTGGGGAGGACGACAAATAATGGCTATAATAATAATTGACGACATAGAGCAAGGCACACCTGAATGGATGGCTTTGCGTTTAGGCAATCCCGGTGCTGGAAACATTTCAAAGATTATTACAACCAAGGGCGATCCATCCAAACAACGTGATGATTACATGAGGCAATTAGCGGGTGAAATTATCACGGGACAACATGAAGATACATTCCAGTCAATTCACATGGAGAATGGATTAATCAGGGAAGCCGAAGCAAGATCACTTTTTGAAATGATACATGAAGTTACCATAAGACGAGTTGCATTAGTCTATAAAGATGCTCAAAAAATGTTTCATGTAAGTCCAGATGGATTGATAGGGGATAATGCTGGGCTTGAAGTGAAATGCCCTATGATGAAAACACAGGTAAAATACTTACTTGAAAACAAATTGCCAACTGATTATTTTTCTCAAGTTCAAATGTCTCTCTACGTTTGCGAATGTGAATATTGGTGGTTTATGTCATATTTTGCAGGATTGCCCCCCCTCATTCTCAAAATTGAAAGAGACGAGGCATTTATTTCAAAGCTGAAAGCCGAGCTTGAGAAATTCGTGGTTGAATTGGCATTGGTGGTGAGGAAGTTGAGGGAAATGACATGACACCTGATGAAATAATGCGAGGCATGAGTCAAAAGAATTTACTCTTGCAAGCGAAAAACGAAGAA